ATTGAGACCGTCACCTTAGCAAATGAAAGACCTATTTAATACTACATTATGTATCTACCTATTTTTACGAGGGCTAATGGCTGACTGGGATAAAATTTATGACTACCTTCAACCGAAGGCGCCACTCTTCTGCCCTGAAGAAGCATCAATAACTCAAAAAGTGTTTTTGCGAAGTTATTCACTTGAGGGTCTGTTCGGTGGGGCTGCTGGTGGAGGTAAGTCTTCGGCGCTACTGATGGCTGCTTTGCAGTATGTTGATGTTCCTGGATATTCGGCAATCCTGTTCCGTCGTACGTATGCTGACTTGGCTCTTCCAGGTGCGCTCATGGATCGTTTCCGTGGTTGGGTTTCGGCATACGATGATGTGCATTGGAACGCCAATAGTTATGTAGCCACTTTCCCTTCAGGTGCCCGAATATCGTTCGGGTATTTGAATAACACCAATGACTATCTCCGCTACAAGGGTTCCGAGTTTCAATTTATTGGTATGGATGAGGTGACTGAAATACGAGAGTCTGATTACAGATATATGTTCTCTCGTTTGCGTAGACCCGCCTCAGGTCCGTTGTCGAAAGTCCCCTTGCGAATGCGTTCTGCTTCTAACCCTGCCCCCAACTGGGTTCGGCAACGATTTATTGTGGAAGGAAAAAATGAGTCTAGATTTTTTGTTCCATCATTTTTAACTGACAACCCAGGAATTGACGCCGAGTCTTATCGTCAAGCATTGTCTGTTCTTGACCCCGTTGAGCGCAGAAGGCTTGAGTTTGGTGACTGGTGGGCTACAACTCTTGGGACATTATTTGACAGAACCGACTTCCCGATTATTGATGGCTCTGAGGTGCCAGAAATTACCAGTAGTGCTCGTGCTGTGCGGTATTGGGACTTGGCGGCTACGGAACCCCATTCAGGTAATACAGACCCCGACTGGACTGTGGGCACTTTAATGCTGTTTGACCAAGGAATTGCGTACATTATGGATGTTCGCAGAATTAGGGCTAAATCGGACAAAGTGGAAGCCTTTATCGCTCAGACCGCTCAAGAGGACGGGAAAGCCTGTGCCATCAGGATGGAGCAGGAGCCAGGTTCATCGGGGAAAGCCCTCATTGACCAATACGCTAGATATGTGGTTCCTGGTTGGGACTTGCAGGGGGTGAGGTCTTCAGGCGACAAAGAAACGAGGGCAAGACCGTTTGCCGCCGCTGTAGCAAATGGCAATGTTCGTCTAGTTCGTGGCAAATGGATAACTGATTGGCTTGACGAAATTTCGTCGTTCCCAGAGGCTTGTACCCATGATGACCAAGTTGACTCAGCCGTGGGCGCTTTTACACATTTGACTGGATTGGGGTTGCCACAGAGGAGAAAAGCCACTATCATCGTATGAGATAAACCTATACCACTAACTACCAAGGGAGTAAGCATATGAAAAAACCGCACAAGTCACCCACAAAATCACAGTTACGAACTGCCAGCAGTCAAAGCAGAGATGTAATTGCCGCATGGGTAAAGAAGTCACGAAACAATCTTGAACTAAGCCAAGAGGGTTTGGCAGAGATTGCTGGTGTTGACCGCAAGACGATTAACAGAATCGAGAATGGTCATTTCTCGCCAAGCATTGACACTTTGGTGAGAATCTCCGTATCGCTCAATTCAAAAATTCCTTCGCTTGTATGAGCAGTTGGAGCAAAGAAACGCTTGCCAACGAGCACCTATTACCACTTGTTGAACTCCGTAAAGCGTTGATGGAGATTAGTGATAAGGCTCTAAGCAACCTCAACCAAGAAGATGAGCAAATTTGGTTTGACACACTTGTTCTGCTTCACGCAGTCAAGGGCGACATTTCAAATATTTTTACGCAGTACTCAAATCTCATTGCGGAAAAACTCAAAACCGACGAAGCGACAGCATCTAACGGGCAAAAAATTGAAAAGAAATCGGCGTTTGACCGCAAAGGCTGGAAGCACGAAGACCTTGCCTCTGAAGTTTTGCGCAGACTCAACGATTTGTCTGTTGACATGGACACAGGGGAAGTTGTTCTGACCGCCAATGAGGTGGCTATGAAACTTCTTGATTATCTACAGCCGTCCTATTGGCGCATAAAAGAATTGTCAAAACTAGGTATCAACGCTGACCAATATTGTGAAGTCGGCGAACTCAAAACAAGCATCATTGTAAGAAAGGAACAGTCATGAATAATATCTATGCTCAACTGACAGAATCTTTTCCGCCAGAAATGGAAAAGCGCCTCAATAAAGGTGGCGCAAACTTGGTTTATGTACCAGTTAGCGAAGTGATTAATCGCATGAACAAAGTTGTCGGTGTAGAAAATTGGTCGTTTACAGTGAAGAATTGGCAACAGTTGGGGACATCAATCGTTGCTCAAGTTTCTGTTGTGGCGACAATTGACGGAAACACCGTTACCCGAGATGGTGTCGGTGGACAGAAAATCAAGATTTCCAAAAACGGTGAACCTGTTGACATCGGCGACGAAGTCAAGGGTGCTGTCTCCGACGCTTTGAAGAAAGCAGTTCAAACTCTTGGTGTCGGCTTGTATCTTGCTCGTTCTGAAGAAGCGATTGAGATAGAGCAAGCGATGGAAGCAACTGCCTCTATCGTTCCTTTGGCACCTGTTGTTTCTCCTAAATATTCACATTTTAAAACATTGCTTGAATCAAAGAATGAGAACAAGGCAAAAATAAAAGACTTTTGGTCTAGTTATGGTGGTGGGCGACCCGTTCCCAAGCCTTCGGAATTCACCGAAGAAGAACTTGACGCTCTCATTGCGGAATTGATGTCGTATCAGTTTGATGGTTCGGTTGTCGTGGAGACCAAGACGCAAAAGAAAACTCAATCTCCTGATATGCCCCCTCGTAAAGATATTGACTGATGTGCTTGAGGCTCCCGAATATCTTTCGCCAAGTTCAATAAGCACATTTCAGCAATGTCCGTATAAGTACAAACTTTCTCGGATTGACGGTCTTAAAGAGCCTGCTACAGAGCACACATTGCTTGGCAATTATGTGCATTCTATTTTAGAAGAGTTTTATCGCCTTGAGCCTTCTCAACGAACGGTTATTGGTGCAAGAAATTTGTTCCGTTCAATTTGGGAACAGTACTCCGATGATGTTACAAACATTTATCACGGTAATAAATCTCGCATAAACGAGTTCAGATTAAGGGCTCGCTACTGTATAGAAAACTTGATGAAAATGGAATCTTCTGACGCAATTGAGTTTGACGGTATTGAGACCGAATTAAACCATTCTGTTCTTGGTGTGCAAATTAAGGGGTTTATCGACAGATGGGCTGTCAAAGAAGGAAAAATAAATATCGGAGATTACAAGACGGGGAAAGTTCCCCAGTTGCGATTCCAAGATGACAAGTTTGACCAATTACTTATTTATGCGATTATTTTGTCTGAAATTGAAGAGAAGGAGATAGGAACCTTAGAGTTGCTTTATATCAAAGACGGAGTAAAATTAACGAAAAACCCAACAAAAGAAGATGTAGATAGAATCAAGTCAATGTTGGTGGAAATACGAAATGCCATAGACGAACGATGCCAAACTGGGGTTTTTGAGACCAAAGTTGGGGTATTATGCGGATGGTGTCACTTTAAACCTATATGTCCTGCATGGAGTAAAAAGAAATGAACGATGAAGCATTTTCAAGACTTGTCGCGGAAGAAGTTAAAAATAGAGCATCCGAAGCACAAAAAAAATATTTGGCGATGCCAGAAAACTTGGAGCGATGGAGACGCGCTCTGCAGTATCTTTCCCAAAACCTAGAAGACCAAATAGTCAGTATTGACCGAGAGGAAAAGATTCGTCTTAGTCAATATGAAAAATTGGGTGCTGAGGGAGCGATTCTTCTTGCTGAGACTTCTGCTAACTCTGCCGTCCGTAGGTCAAAGATTGACAGATTCAGATTTTTTGTAACTGAGAAACTTGATGAGGTCACTAGATTGGCTTTGGCTGCCTCCCAGTCTGTAAATCCCACAGAGGATTTTTATCGTCGGGCTATAAATAAATGGTGGTCGCTCATGCAGGATTTCGAGATGGAGCCAACGAAAATTGACTATGCCCTTCGCGCATCGCTGGATGGAAAATGGGAGTTTGATAACCTCAGCCTAGAAAATAACTTTGACGATTTTGAAGACTAGGAAAAGGCTTCTTGACTCGCCAAAGACTATTTCTTGACACATCCTGCGTTGATGCTGCTAGGGAAAGACTTCGTCATGTCTATGACACTTTCGACACAGTTTGCTACCAATTCTCTGGCGGAAAAGATAGCACTGCCATAATTTATTTGGCAAAGGAAATACATGAAGAAAGAAATCTTGGAAAAGTAAAAGTTATTTTTCGTGATGAAGAAATGGTTAGTCCTTCCGTAATTAGGTTTGTGGAAAAAGTTCGCCAATACGACTGGGTTGATATGGAGTGGTATTGCTTACCATCGGGTCAAGAGATTTGGGTTTTGGGAAGACGGGAATATGTTTTGTTGTGGTCGCCACAACGACGGGAAGATGGGCGTCTAGTAAGAGAAATGCCCGAATGGGCTATTAGGGCGGAGAACTTTGGTTTAGACCCATCTAAGCCCTGTCCTCATCTTGTTGACTACTACACGATGCAGGGTAAAAAAGGTAGAACCGCTTTTGTTATGGGAGTGAGGGCTAATGAATCAATGGTTAGGTATAGGTCGTGTGTGCAGAAATTGCACGAAAACTACATTGTTTCGCCTTTTTTGTTACCCAAATCAATCCCACTTAAGTTTGCCAAAGTAATTTATGACTGGACTACAGAAGATGTTCTCAAGTTTATTATCGATGAACATAAAGCAGAATATTGTGAGTATTACGATTTGGCGGAGTTAACTGGAAGCAATAGTCGAGTTGGTATACCGCTTCACTCTGTTGCGATTCGGAGAATAGGTGATGTGGTTGCGACTGAACCAGAGTTTTATGACCAACTTGTTCGTTGTTTTCCCCAGATAGATGCTCAGAGAAAGTATTGGGCTGATTTTGACATTGAGACACTTATTTCAAATTATGCGGTGAACGGTTGGGATGGTGTTATGGATTGCATAGATGACCACATGTTGACGCCAGGCATTCGTTTGGACGCACTAAAGTTTGCATCTGCTTTCCGCAAAAAGCGAGCGGTAGACCCTCACGGTTTTCCCTTGGAGTACCTAATAAGAACTTTGATGTTGAACGAATTTCATCAGTCAACCCCAACTCCAGTAGGACCCAAAACAAGAGCACACACAATGAGGCTCAAAGCCATAGAGGCAGGAGAGGATTATTGAGATGAATATATCAGAGGTGGAAAACAAGGTATTAAAAATACCCTCATGGGGAACGACAAGCATTCTGAGACCAGAAAAAATGTTGCTTAAAATTTCCATGATTGAACATGGATGGCTTCAGCCTCTCGTCGTGAAATATTCAGACAACACGATTATTGACGGCTATCAGCGTTATCTAATTTCTATTGATGAAGAAAAGTTTTTGAGGAAACATGGGAGTTCTATCCCAGTCTTGTATCAAGATGTAGATGAAATTGATGCAATGGTTATGCATGTGAGGCTGAACAGGGCGAAGGGCTCGGTCAACTCGTATGCCTTAAGCAGGTTGGTGAAACGGATAGTTGCGTCGGGTAAATATGAAGAAAACGACTTGAGTAATGTTCTTTTAATGCATGACGACGAGATAGACCTTCTGATGTCTGACGGCTTGCTCAAGAAGAAGAATTGGCAGAAATACGAGTATTCCCGTGCTTGGGTTCCGATTGAGGTAGCAAAACCCGTGACGGAAGATTTCGTCAATATTGAGAGACCACCTAACAAAGATCGTTAAATATTGTCAATAGTTTATATGTGGTAAAATTCGGGTAGTCCTTTTAAGGAGTACTGATGCCACGACCAAGATCAACAGAAGACGTTGAGTTCAGAACAGATGTAGACACTGGGGGAAACGTAGTCCGACGTGCCCGTTTCATTCGTCGTCCTCGCCGTGTCGGCGGTCGTAATGTTCCTGGCAACGCAAGATATTACCGTCGTCGACAGGCGGAACTGAACGCGGCGAGAAGACAACGTCGTGGTGCTGTTGCTGGTGCTCGCAATGCCGCAAGGCGTGGGCGAGCCGCTGAACGAACGGCTCGAGGCGCGGGTCGGGCAGGTCGTAATGCAGGTAATCCACGAAATGTTACGCCTAGAGGTGGCTCCCCACGTAGGGGTGGTGTCAGGGGCGCTCTTGCTCGTGTCGCCCGTGGTATCGCTAACAGGCTCGAAAGACGCCGCAATCGTCGTCGCTAACAATCGGAGGTAACCGATGGCTTTAGTGACGGTATCTGATCTAAAGACTTATATGGATATTAGTTTTTCCAATAGGCAAGAAGACGCTGCCCAATTTGTAATTGATGGTCTTCAAAGCGAATTAGAAACGTATTTGCGCAGACCGATTGAGGTTGCGTCATTTGTTGAGACACACGTTCTTGAGTCTGACCATGTTGGTTTGCCGATGGGTTCAAGTCTTTTCAACGATGTCTACAATGCCACCGATGTTGACCCTGTCGGAATTATTACTTACGGTACACCACCGCCAACAATTTATTTGAAGAATTCCCCTGTTATTTCTGTTGAAAGCGTTACCGTCAAAAATCTTTCAGAAGTTCAACGAACTTTAGGTGAAGCACTAAAGAGACAAGCAACAGTTACTTCAGCGACTGTGGCGGGTTCTAATGTTACTTACACTGCCTCTAATCACGGTATGACTATTGGTCAGACTGTGTCCATAACAGGAATGGCTAATAATTCGTTAAATCTAACTTCAAAAGTTATTGCTTCTGTTGCAACGAATACTTTCACCGTTGTGCAGAGCGGTCTCACGGCAGTAACATACACCCAGACAGGCACAGCAAATGCATATGGCTACGACTATACAGTTCGCACATATGGCATTGATTATTATCGTGGGTACGCCAACGACAATGTGACCGTAACTTACACGGCTGGTTTGGCTGGCGATGGAATCAAGATGTTTAAGTTAATGATTCTTCGTGCTGCGGCTCGAGAAGTACAAAATATGCATGATGATGTTGTTGGCATCAAAGATCTTGGTGCTCGTGAGGTGGCTTTACAGGAAACAGGTTTCTTGGAAAAAGAATTGGCATCTGTGAAACGGTGGCGCAGAAATAGGATTGGGTAAATCGTGCCTGGTGATTTAAGAATCAGAATCAGGGTAGACGCCAGAGCGGCTATTGAAAGAATGAACGCCATGGAGCGCCGTTCTAAAGATTTTCGCCCCATTTTCCGTTGGGCTAAAAGAGAATTAGAAAAAGCAAATGCGGAAAACTTTGCACGAAACGGTTTCCCTGTTGGCGGATGGTCTCCCCTTAAACCTCGTTACGCAGCATGGAAAGCAACAAAATTTCCAGGTGCTCCAATCATGGTAGCGTCTGGGAAACTGTTCAGGGAATTACGATCTCTAAATGGTCCTGCGAATAGCATCAGAATGAAAACAGCAACTTTTGGTACCGATTTAGAGTATGCAAAATTTCATCAATATGGAACTACCAAGATGCCTAAACGAAAGATTGTTTACGAACCAAAACAATTTGCTGAACGCCTGGCAATATTGGCAGCAGATTATGTTTCAGATGGAAGAACAAGGTAAATGAGCACACCAGTAACAGACTTGATGCATGGGGCGCAGTGGGCTAAGTACTACGTCAACACATATTTAAATAGCGATTTGCCGAATAGAATTAACCGCTATCGCTCAGGCTGGAATCTTGACTCGAGTGAGTTGCCAACACCTGAATTTTTTCTCACCTATGAACCCATTGCTCTTGACCACTGGCCGAGCATCATTACGGTGTGTTTATCAAGTTCTCCCTTTGAACGCATGATGCAGGGTGGGCAGGGCGACCCCCTTTACAGAGTTACCTATAATATGCGCACCTATATTTGGACAAAAACTGAAGGTTCAGAAGCCGTCACATTAATGCGAGATAGGTTGACAACGGTTGTTAGGTCGGCATTGATGGATAAGCCTTGTTTGACACGGTATGACAGCACCTTTGATGCCGACGTAATGATTGACGAATCTTCTATTACTGAAGAGTTTTCTGATTTAACCCTTATTAAAGGTGACAGAGTATTAGCGGGCGCCTATTTAGGCTACAATTTAATATTGAACGAAGTCATTTATAGAGACCAAATTGCGGCTATAACTGGCTACGAAATTCAAAATTACAACATGCGCAATACGGGAGCAACTTACTAATGGAACCAAGTTACGACAAAGTAGGTCCTAAAGGGACTCTTCGTGTCTGGAACAAAACCAAAGGGTATCTTGATGTTTCCAAAGAGGGTCATTTGCTGACTGGTGAAACCGCTGCTTGGGTTGAAGAAACCGACGAAGTCGTTTCCCTTATTGAAGCGGGTTTACTGGAGTTGCTTGAGGGCGAAGTTAGTGCCCAAAGTGCTGTAAGTCCAAAAAAAAAGAAATCTTCACCACCATCAACCGAGCAGCCCCTAAATTCGGGCACAGAAAGTCAAGTTGTTGTGGATGAAAATAAAGAAGAACCAAAACAAATAACCACATCAAATAATGATGTTTCTGTTTAGACAGTTTAAGTAATGTATACTCGTTTTACAGAAACTTCTCTAACCCAAATGGAGGGTGCTAGATGCCCGGCGTAACAATCTCAACAGCAGTTCGTACAGGTGCAGTGAATACTGGGCTTGCTCCCGCAGCCACTTTTTTTCTTTTGGGTACGGCAGAACGTGGAATCGGTTCTACAGCCGTCTTGGTTTCATCTCTTGAAGATTTTGAGACAAAATTTGGAGAGCACGTAACTGGCTCTTACTCGTGGTATTCCACGAAAACCTTCTTTGAAGAAGGTGGCGTTCGAATGTATTTCGGCAAGGTCAATGCCTCCGCAGGTGTTGCCGCAACAAAGGCGCTCGTCGGAGCGTCCTCTGCCGCGGGTGTAACTTTCACTGCGGTTAGCAAAGGTGTGTGGGGAAACAGTTTGGGTTTTGCTGTCACGAACAACACAACCAATTTTGATGTCACAATTACCTACAGTGGCACTACGATTTTCTCAGGAACTGGTTACACTGGTCTGAACGCTTTGGTATCTGCGGTAAACGCTGACGCAACCGCCGCCAACTATGTAACTTGCGCTCTGACTTCTTCTGCTGTTGATGCGACACTGTTGGTCACCGCGGCATCTTCATCGCCATCAAACGGTGCTGACGGCACTGTTGCAAAATCAGATTTCATCACCGCACTTGATTTGTTCACTGAGGAACTTGGCGCAGGCGCCGTAGCGGCACCTGGTGTCGCCACGGGTTCTTCAGACTCCGCTTTGTACGATGCTCTTCGCACGCACGCAGCCGCAAACAATCGTATTGCTTTGTGCGGTTTCGCTTCAACAAATACGTTGGCGCAGGCTCGTTCTGCTTCAACTGGCTACACAGGAACAACTTCACACGAATTTATGGCTTTCTATCATCCTTGGGTCACAATCCCACAGGGTTCAGCAACGGTTGATTTGCCACCAGAAGCGTATGTAGCCGCTGTTCGTTCTCGCACCCACAACTCAACAGGTCCGTGGAAGGCTTATGCAGGTGTCGCTTCGGAGGCACAATTTGTTTCTGGATTGACTCAGGCAGTCAGCCGTGCGGACGCAGATTTGATGGACACATCGTATGTGAACCCACTGCGTTTGGTAAACGGTCGAGTTCGTATCTACGGTGCTCGTTCACACTCGTCAGTTGTTGCTCAATGGCGTTTCATTACCGCTAGAGAAGTTATCAACTACATTTCCGTTCAAGCCAATAATCGCTTGGAGAATCTTGTCTTCTCAACGATTGACGGTCGTTCAACGTTGTTCGCGAACATCATCAACGCCCTTCAGTCTGTTTTGGAGCCAATCCGTATTGATGGCGGTTTCTACGAAGGGTTTGATGCCCTTGGTAGTCGAATTGATTACGGTTACACAATCAAGTGCGACGCTTCATTGAATCCTGTTGCTGACCTTGAGGCGGGAACAATTAAGGCAAGAGTTGGTGTTCGTGTCTCAAGCGTTGGAGACAAAATTGAAGTTGATCTAATCAAATCAAATCTAACAACTGCTTTGGCATAACGGAGGAATAAATGGCTCGTCCACAACTGTTCAAGAATCTTGCTACACAACGCCAAATTGTTGGCAAGATTACGCCTTCGGAAGGCACGACAGGTCTTCCAAAATTCCCTGACTATTTCACACAGGTTTCTGGTGGAGAAATCACCGCTTCGGTGGAGAAGGTTTACCACGGTGGAGACTTGTTTGCTGAGACGCTTTGTGCACCATCAGAAATTGGTGACATCACCTTGACTGGCTATGTATCAACAGATACCGCATTTCTCAAGTTGATTCAATCGTTGCGCCAGTTGGTGGGTCGTGTTCGCTATGACATCGACATCCATGTTTTTGATTGCGACATTGCGGTTCCTGGCGCAGACCGTCAGTACACCAAGGCTTTGCTTGTAGGTTTGACTGAGCCAGACGGTGACGCAACCTCAGGAACGCCAGCAACCTTTACGCTTACCTTCAGCGTCGCCACGGTTTCTGTGGGTAATACGCCAGCAACTTCCACCACGGGAGCCTAATTTTCGGGGTTACATTTTGACGGTTTGAACCGTGTTAGTGTTGCGTCCATGACCAACATTACATTCAATTCAGATGACAGCGACAGCAAAACATCGAAGACGTCTAAGAATTCTCAGCAGTTAGTTGAGTCTGACAACGTTTTAGACCAACTCAAAAAGGTAATCAAAGAAAAAGTCCGTCGTGATGACGTGTACATCGCCATCCCTGAACGACCAGGCGTAATGATTCGTGTTTCCCCAAACATCACACAGAATCAATTGAAGGCTTGGCGCAGGAACGCTGGTGAAGAGCGCAAAGGCGGTATGGACACTTTGAAGTTCTCCACTAACTTGATTGCCGCGACTACTACTGGCATTTTATTGAACGACGAAATTGCTACTGATGAAAATGGTGTTGAAGTTACTTTTGCTTCACCAGAAATCATGCAGATGACAGATACCACTCGCCCACATCCTGACTGCGTTTTGGCTTTCTTTGGGCTAGAACCCCATGTTGAATCTGCGGCAGTTGCGATTATTGAGGCTGCTGGCTACGGAGACCAGGTTGACACGTTGGACCCTACGAAGAGGTCTTCCGAGAGTTAACGGACGATTTCCGCATAGTTTTAGCGGCGAGGCTTGGAGACCTCTTCAAAACCGATCCGATTCGGCTCCTTGACAGTAGTGAAGATGAATGGGTTATACGCCTTGCATGTGCTAAAGTAATACAGACGGATAGAGAAAAACAGGAAGCGGAACAACGGAGACAAAGCCGTTAGTTTTGCTGGAGCGCTCATATTCATAACCCTTAACACGGAGATGGATACATGCCAGCAGAGCGAGTAGTAATTGACATTGAAGTCAATTCTGATATTGCAACGATTGTTGCTACTCGTCGCGCGCTTGAAGATTTAACTGACGCTCAGAGACGGTACAACCGTGAGCGAGACCGAGAACCCCGAGGTGGTGGCGGTGGCGGCGGCGGCGGTAGTGGCGGCGACGATGACGGTAGCCGTGGCAGCCGTGGCAGGCGTGGCGGGCGTGGCGGAGGTGGCGGAGGAAGACGCACTAGAGGACGCTACGACGGTTTTGGCGGTCAAGTTTTTGACTTCCGTGGTGATGCGGGAAAAATGATTTCCATGTACGGAAAACTACTCGGAGTAGTTAACAAACTTGCCATGATTTCTCTCCCATTGATGGCTGGCGCAATGAGTGCAATCAGCCTTGCATTTCAAATGGGGACATATTTTGTAAAAATGTACAAAGCAGCAATGTCGTCTATGGCTAGTGCCGTAGGTGTTGCGTATGTTGCCATAACAACGCTGTTGGCTGCGCAAAGAGAATTCGCAGCCGTGCAAAACTCGCCTGCCTACGCTAAGGGCGCCTTGACTACCAACGACAGATTTGTCGCCGCTGGTCAAGCGATGTCAATGTTTGTTGGAAATTCGCAACTTGCTGTCGTCAGCGCGAAATCGTTACAATCATCATTTTCGACTTTAAGCAAGGTTGAACCTATCACTGGCAAGACGACAGCGGCGTTCACATCGTTGATGGATGTCGTCGCTGGTAGCGGTGGGGATTTAGACAAGGGTTCAGAAAAACTTGCGGAGTTTTTGGCACAGGTTCAAAAGAAGGGCACCCTTGCGGGTGGTGCAGAAGCCGCAAAAGAATTAGGTCCTGACTTTGAAAAGATAGTAAAAGAAGCAAGCGCACTAGGTATTAAAACTAGTGATGAGTTCTTAAAAGCAGCCGCTGAAGGAAAACTTGGCGAAACTTTTGCCACCAAATATGCTGGCACATTAGACGCACTGAATAATACGGTGATGGGTCGTTTCAAGACTGCTGTTAGTTCCATCAAAGAACAGTTGACCGACCTCGGTGGAGAATATTTGGGTGAAACGGGTGGGGCTATTAGCCGTCTTCAAGGAATCATTTCCACTTTTATAACTCGACTTAGTTATGTAATGCAAAGTTTTGATGTCAGTGGGAAAATGGGTAGCGCCCTTGACATGGTTGAAAAAGGTGCCGACAAAATGATTGTCTTGATGAACAAATACCTTGGTTCATCGCCGAGTATTTTTGGCTTCTTGGGCGATTCGTTCAACACTATTGGTAACGCTTTTGACGCTATGCAGGATTGGATGCGACAGTTTCAAAAAGCGGGCGAGGCAATCAACAAGTATTTCTTCGGTCCTTTGTTTAGCGCCTTGGGTTCAAGTTTTACGGGGAGCATGCAAGACTTGGCAGGAGTTATTGAAAGCAACGGTCCAGTAATTGAAAGTTTTGCCAACCAAATTGCCAAAACCCTTACTGCTATTGGTAAATATGGTGATGTGGTTCGTCAATTGTTTATAGGCGCAATGCCTGTGTTGCAACTTTTGTTGAAAGTTGTGGAGATGTTTTTTACTGGTTTAGCCAAATTTGGTAAAACAGCAATATCGATAGCGAATGGATTTGAAAAAGTTTTTGGCAAGATAGGTGGCGGAGCAATCAAACTCGCTGCTCTGTACGCATTATTCACTATTGCTAAGAGATTTTTTACCGTTCTTGGAACCATGTTTGGCAAAAACATGAAACAAACAGCAAACATGAATGTTCAGGCTGGTGTGGTAAATGTCAACGGCGGTCCGATGGG